AGTGGCCATGATTTTTTAGAGTCACATTTTGTCTACCCCAATATTATTACTAATCCGCCTTTTAACATAGCTGAAGAATTCATGCGTAAAGCCTTGCGTGCAGCGACAGATAAAGTTGCTCTTTTCGCAAAATTAGCAATCCTTGAAGGAGTGAAACGAAAAGAATTTTTCACAGGCGCTCCACTAAAGACTGTTTATGTCTTCTCAAAAAGACAAAAGCTTGCCCGTGAAGGCGAAACTTACAAGAATGGGGGAATGATTGCCTTTTGTTGGCTCGTATTCCAGCATTCTTATGACGGCAAACCTGAAATCCAATGGATATAATAGGAGAGATAAATGGCTAAAATAGAAGTTTCTTATAACGGAACTCCCGCAACAATCTATTTCGAATCCAATTCAAATAATTCAAAGACAGGTCAAGAGTTTTTTGGAGTCGTTTACACAGACCCAGAATTGAATACCTTAGAATGGGCTACACCTGATGAGGATATTTGGCATTGGGCTGAGCATTTAATCGAACACGGCGAAGAGTCTTCTGCTGTTCTTGAGACACAAGAAACTGCATAAAGATGATCTCAAAAGAAGAATCTGAGCGCCCTGAATATTATGGGGGCGAGCAAGATACATATGAGCCTGTGAAAGTTATAAAAGCCTGGGATTTGAATTTTAATCTCGGTAGTGTTCTTAAATACTTAAGACGCGCCGGCAAAAAATCTACTGATCTTTTGCAAGACTTAACCAAAGCCAGAACTTATCTTGATATCGAAATAAACTATATTTTGAGCCAACAAAAAGAAGATTAACGGCCGTGTCTAGGGAGGGAGGTCGCACCGGGTGCTTCAAAATATCTCTTGACTTAGGGACCAAGAAGTCTCATTCTAGGGATGGGTCTGGTAGAAATCTTGGAAGGGGCCTGCGGTGCAGGTTGCGTTTGCCAGAAGCCTAATGAGGTAATAGTCAATTAGTTATGCTAATGACTATTAGAGATAAAAGTAAAGAAAACCCGCCACTTTTTCTTAACCCCCCAGTTTTGGAATGCTGGGGGGTTCCTATTTAGGCCAGGGTGTTCCTCCCTCCCTCCCTAGACACGGCCAGGGTGTTCCTCCCTCCCTAGACACGGCCAGGGTGTTCCTCCCTCCCTAGACACGGCCAGAGATGGCAAGATGCCGTTATGGTATCTGCGGTTTATGGTTCTGGTGGTGTTTATGGATTTTTGGGTTTATCTACTCAAAGTCTAGGTTCCCAGAATTTTACTATCTTTTCCCAAAATGGTGTTGGCTATAATTATAACCTGACTGGTGGTTATTCATTAGGCTCTCTGGCTAATACAGGAACTGGATTTGGTCCGTTTGTTGCCGGTACATGGACTTCTGGGGCGTATGCAGAAGTTGCTGCAAATGGTTCTGTTTACTCAAGTATTTCCCCAACTTCAATTCCGTTACCGTCAGGTTATTCTAAATCATTAGTTGGTGTATCTTTATTTTCTGCGTCTGGTGTTTTTGTTTTTGACTCTCTTGGGTCGGTCAGTTCTGTTAGCACCGCTGGAGTAATTTCTAGCGTTACAGGCGCTGATATACCTATCAATATTTCTTTGCATCAAAGTTATCCTTCTTATTCAGGCACTACAGTTTTTTATCCGGCGACAAGTGGTGGCGTAGCCTCTTATAGTTTTATGAGCCTTTCAGCCGGTTCTGCGGCCCTTGTACCGCCTCCGATTGGTGCAACATTTATAACTTGTTGCTGTGTAACTGGTAACTCTTTGTATGTTGGCTCTTCGACAAATTCTGTCTTTGCTCAAAATGCTGTAAATGCGTGCCAATCTACTGGTTCTCCAGCGCTGTTGGCGACTATTTCTCCGACTCAAAATTATATTCAAGTCTGGAGCGGTTCTATTAATTTAATAGGTCCGTCATTTAATTCTGTTGGTCAGTTATCTGTTTCTGGTTTAACTTCGTCTCTTGCTTCTGTTTTTACTGGGAATAATCAATTTTGTGTATTCGATTTAGGTTCTGGTATTTTTTATAACTATAAATATGTTGGTGGAACTATAAGTCTAAATAATTCTATTTCTGGTGTTACTGGTACATATAATTCTATTGGCTACAATGGTGTATCTGCTTTTGTCCCACAAAGGTCTACGTCAGGTTTATATGCTTTTACTCAAAATACAACAGGTTTTACTGTGCTAGGCTCTGGTTTTATATCTAATGTAACTGGTGTCAATATTGGTCCTGTCGTTGTATCACCTTCTGGTATTCTAGCTGTCTCTTATGCCACTGGTGCGGCTTTTTATACCCCCACTGTTTCAGGAACTTTCGTATTAGGTTCTAATTTCTCTACATCCGGTCAGATAGTTGCTTGGTCCATAGATCAGTTTGGGAATTTTTTTGGTTGTTCTAGCGGTTACTCATATCTTTTTGGGGCATCAGCTTCAAACGCGCCACCTTCTGGTTTTATAAAATTACAAACAAACGTGACAGGAATCCCTGTAGGTTGCACTTCATATAATCTTCAGTATTTTACTGCTTTTAATAGCGGTGTCGCTATTCAAGATTTATACTCTACAGGTGGTGTTGAGAATATTTATTCAGTTCAGCCTACAGGAAACTGGGTATTGAATACAGGCAGCGCTTTTGTTTATTCATCTGGTTCAATGAGTCTAAATGGTGCGTTGTGGTTTAATGGCACATTTTTGGCACCAAGCTCTAAAGGTATTTTAGAGCTTTCACTGTCTAGTCCCTTTACTTTGGGTCAAACTTCTGCTGGTTTAGTCGGAGTTTATAACTTAGCCACTAGTTCATATGGTTCAAATATATCTGGATTAGCTTATAATGTAATACCATGTTCTGTAGGCATTGATGCTTCTGGTATTCCAGTTTTTTCGAATTTAGACGGAAGTATATTCCAATACACCTCTACTGTTTCAGCTTATCAAAGTGTTTATAGTGGTGGTGGAGGTTTAGTTGGTTTGGTGCCATATTCTAGTGGATTTTATGGTGCGGCAGCCTTAGCTCCTGCCGTTATTGGGTTCACTGCTTAAATGAGTCAAGCAATTGGAGAATTGTCGAGTCAAGCTTTAGGCTCTCTTGCAGCCTACGCTCTCTCAAACGTAGGGCCACGACGCACGAAGCCAGCACAGACGCCGGCCGGTTTATACGCCATAGCTCTGCGTGGTCCTACAGCACCCTACGTGCCTCTTGCGATCTATACGTTCCCTTTGGGGCCAAGTCAGATAAAACGCCAAGTGGTAGGTATGGGAAATTTTTATGATGTTGTTGGTAGTCCAAGTAATCTTGGTGTAACAAGAATTCCAGATATTTATGGTCAAACTGCCCCTATTTATACAATAGCTGGAACAACTGGTGTCAAATACCATTCAGGTGACAATTATCTATGGACAGGTCTGGAATCTATAAATATACTTTTTAGCATTATTTCACAGTATTTTTCATTAAATGCGGCACAAGCCCAATCAGGTCAAGCAAACTTATATATACTAGAATTTTATGATTATTATTTAGGAGAATTTTGGCAAGTTGTTCCTCTTGGGCCACAAGGTCAAAGTCAAAGTAATGCAAAACCACAATTAGTTTTTTATGATTTACGCCTAGTAGCTATTAAGGGTGTAGAGCAACCTATTCAGGCTGCTTTAGACCCAATTTTAACTATTATTTCTAATGGGATAAATTCTTCTTTTTCTTCGTCAATTTCAGACTTTGGTGGAGTTATTCAATCCTATAGTTCGTTTAATGTTGGTGTTGTTTAATGGCAAATTCTCTAAATTATATAAACAATATTTGGACTCAAGCATATAATTCAGTTGTTTGGTTTTCGAATCAATCTTATAGTAATGCGTCGCAAGTCGCACTCCAAGCGTCGAATCTTTATCAAACATTCCAAGCTGGCGTTAATAGTATAACAGCTTTGCAACTTATTAATGCTTTTTCGTCTCAAAATATTCTGCTTCAGCAACTTGAAGCTTTACCAATTAGTCTAGGGTCAGCGGCCAGCGCTATTACCTATAAAGTAACTCAATTATCTTCTTTGGCGGCAGGCTTATCGGGTCTTTTACCTAGTATACCAGCCTCTTCAGCCTCTTCTCTATTAAATATGTCACAACCTGCTCTAAATACAGGTGACTATACTAATTTTTTGAATTCTTTTTCTGGTGATTTATACCCAAATGGTATATCAACAAACATAGCTAATTGGCAAACAATTCAAAGTAATTTAATTTCTTATTATGGAAATTCACCAACGAATTTACTTGATTTAGTTAATTCTATAGTTATAATGAATCAAGCACAATCTGGTCTTATTGCCTCTGGTGGAATAACTGGAATAACTAGTGGCTATTATTACAATCAAGCTTATTCACTTCCAGTAGCTTTGGCTCTTGCAGCATATGCGTATTCTGATTTTTCTGATTATACAAATCAACAAGCTCTTGTTGTCAAAAACGCGCTTCAAGCATTATCTCGTAACATTAGCGAAACATTATTATCTGCTCTCTCCCCGTCACCCCAAAGTCAAGTTTCCACAACTATGGTTTATGGCAATGAATCATTACAAGATGTGGCTAATAGGACACTTGGAAATTTTGAATTATGGGAAGAGATAGCAGTTCTAAACAACATAACTCCAGGCTCTCAAGTGCCGGCCGGAACAAGTTTAATTTTGCCGCCAACTTCTCTGACTTCTGGTGCCTCTGGCTTCAGTTATAATGTGAACGTTTTAGGCCAAGACATTTACCTTGGGCCTGTGTCTGGTAACATGCCTCAATGGACTGGGGACTTCGTCACCGTCAGTGGACCAGCAAATCTTCTCTACGCGCTCTCGCGACGCCTGTTGACAACGCTGGGGACTTTTGTCTATCATCCTGACTACGGCAGTCGTCTACCCCCGGAAGTTGGGGCCGTGCAAAGTGTTGGGAGTTTGCAGCATATAGCAGCATTTGGTAAATCGTGCCTTGCTAGTGATCCTAGAGTTGCGTCAATTATTCAAGCTTCAGCAAGTGGTAGTTCGCAACCTGGGCTTGTCTCTTTTTCTGCTACCGTCCAAACAATAGGACCACAAAGTCAGCCTGTAGTTATTAATGAAGTCATTCAGCCTTAGAGAGAACGCAAATGCCTTGGATTCTTGTTATAGCTCTTGCCACGACTCATGGTGTGGCAGTTAGTTCAATTGAATTAAAAGATAAAAATTCTTGTTATTCTGCTAAGTCTATAATTAGACCAGTATTTAGCAATTATGTAGAGGTTATGACTTATTGTGTTCCGAAAGACGCATCTGAGTTAAACCCGTAACAGTGTCTGCTCCCTCCCTAGACACGGCCGAGATAACCAAATGACCACATTGAGTAAACGGGCAACCAGAGAACAGAAAATTGCTATGGCTATTATTGAGGGTGCGATCAAGACTGTTATCCAATGCCACCCAGAAAACAAAGTTTCGCCCACTTTTGCTAGTTCAGTGGCAAAGCGGGCAGTCGGCGTGCTAACGGGCAGAGATAGTCCGGTAGTGCTTACGGGGAAACCCGTAAATCAGGTTGAAGAGATTAATTACTTCAAATCTCTTTAGCCCAGGGAGTTTAGGGGCAGAACACTAAACGAAAGGTCTGGTTAAACAGATTAGCATTTTACCAGATTTCCCTGAAAATCAATTAGACAGTGCTGATCTAATTGATTCGGAGTCAGGATATTGTTAACGCAATATCCTGAGTTCCCTTTTTTACTAGGAAGCGCGCGTGTGTCGGAATAGGTAGACGATGGGGATTTAAAATCCCTTGGGGTAAACCCCGTGCTGGTTCGAGTCCAGTCACGCGCACCAACCAAAAGGTGTAATAAAATGGCAGAATTTGAAGTTTTAGTCCGCAGAATAACGCAACCAATAATCAATCATCCTAACGCGGATAGATTGATTATCATATCAATTGATGGTTTTCAATGCATCGCCAATAAACTTGAAGATGGTTCTTGGCGTTATTCTTTAGGAGATTTGGTCGTATATATCCCAGAACAATCTGTTTTGCCTGAATGGCTTTTGAAGAAAATGGATTTTTGGGATGTAGATAAAAACAAAGGGCTTTTACATGGCGCGGGGGGCAACCGTGTAAAAGCTATTAAACTACGCGGCATTGTGTCTCAAGGTATTCTATACCCAGTCCGCCAACAAGAAGATTCAGCATGGCTGGAGACTGCCGACTACTCTGAATACGGCTACGACGTAAAAGAAGGCCAAGATGTTTCTGCTGCCTTGGGTATTTTTAAATATGAACCTACTTTACCCACTCATATGGCTGGGCAAATGGGTTTTCTTTATGGCAAAACCATAAAATATGATATTGAAAATATACAAAGGCATCAAAATATTTTTTTGGCAAAGGATCATGTGACAGTTACTGAAAAACTTCATGGCACTAATGTCCAAATAGGTTGTTTTACTAATTTTGCCCAAGAAGACTTAACGCCTATAGACGGCTTAAATTTCTATGTTACTTCAAAAGGTCTAGGAGCTAAAGGAAATATTCTTAAAAATATTCCAGAAAACGACAATAACGTTTATGTAAAAACATTAAGAAAATTCCTTGAAAGTCCTGCAATTAACTTTTTGAAAAGTATTAGCGGCAGTTTCAAAACTCTGCAAATAATCGGAGAAATCATAGGCCCTGGAATCCAGGATTTAACTTACGGTCTAAAAGAAACAGAATTAAGGGTTTTTGATATACTATTAGATGGAGAATATTTAAATTCTGTTCAAGAATTCCCAAAATTCTGTGATGCTCTTTTTCTTGATAGAGTTCCTTTGCTTTATGAAGGTTATTTCGACACAGAAACTTTATTAGGTTTGCGCGACGGAAAAACCCTTATAGGAGGTAGTCATATTCGTGAAGGCATAGTTATAAAAGATAGCTTTGAAACAAAAGATCAACATTTTGGCCGAAAAATCTTAAAATGGGTTTCCCCAGATTATTTATTGCGTAAAAGCCCAGACGCGACTGAATTTGCTTGACCGTGTCTAGGGAGGGAGGTCGCAGCGGGTGCTTCAGTCGCCCCTCCCTAGACACGCCCAAGACTGAAGCACCCGCTGCGACCCAAGTTACCAAAAGGCAAAAAGACTGATGCAACACGCCAGCACAACGTTTCTCAAAGAGGACACTGACTTTGAAAAAAAAAAAAAAACGCTCGGAGCGTAACCGGACTCTGACAGCCACGGCAGCCGAAATACAGAACATTCGTAAACGTCTTATTTCTCCCGCAACCATACACGGCAACAATTTTCTAGGACGCACTGTACATGGTGACTGCTTTTCTGTGTTCGGTCGGCTGCCTGAAAAGATAGTTGATCTCCTAATCTTAGACCCACCTTACAACCTGAACAAAAAATTTGGCGGTAATAGCTTTTCGCGCATACCTGTTGACCAATACACCGACTGGTTGCGTGATCTGTTCCATTCGGTAATACCTGCTCTCAAGCCAACAGCTACAATCTACATCTGCGGAGACTGGCTATCTTCGATATCTATATTCACTGCGGCGTCAGAAATTTTCCAAGTCCGTAACAGAATTACGTGGGAACGTGAGAAAGGGCGCGGAGCGCTCAGTAACTGGAAGAATTCCAGTGAGGACATATGGTTTTGTACAGTATCCGGCCACTACACATTTAACGTCGAGGCTGTGAAGTTACGTCGCCGTGTGATCGCTCCATATCGTCATGCTGATGGCCGCCCGAAGGATTGGACCGAGACGGAACGCGGAAATTTTCGAGATACCCATCCGTCTAACCTCTGGACAGACATAACAATCCCATTCTGGTCTATGCCAGAGAATACTGACCACCCTACGCAAAAAAGCGAAAAACTCGTTGCTAAACTCGTTTTAGCGAGTTCCAATCCGGGCGATATAGTGTTCGACCCATTTCTTGGAAGCGGCACAACGTCCGTAGTGGCAAAGAAGCTTGATCGCCAGTTCTGTGGTGTAGAGCTAGATGAAACCTATGCACTTCTTGCCGAGAAGCGTCTCACACTGGCAGACATTGAGCGCACCATTCAGGGTTATCGCGATCAAGTATTTTGGGAGCGTAATACCCTCAACACTATAACTGGCAATTCAAGCTTGGGCGCGGACTTACCGCTGGTAATCTAGACACGGTCAAGACCGGAGCACCCGCAGCGACCTCCCTCCCTAGACACGCCCGCTTAAGTATAATCCTGGCGTATGTCAGGGTCTATTACACCAACAGTTCCAGCTTTACCTAGTGCGCTTCAAAATACCCAGGCATTATTGTCGGCTATTGCTTCTCGTACACAGACAATAACAGACTTAAATCCTGGCAGTATTATTAGAACTATTGCCGAAAGCCAAGCAGCGGTCATTGAAGAACAAGGCGCTGAAGTTAGTTCTTTAGTCTATCAATCTATCATTTACGGCGCCTATACGGCTTTTGGCATATCACCATTATCTGGGACTTCAGCTACAGGAAATATAACGTTTATAACGTCTTTGTCTGGTACTCCGCCTCCTGTTTCACAAAATGTTTTAATTCCTTCTGGTGTAATTTTACAGACTCCTGGAGGGGTTCAATTTCAAACTCTTAATTATGTGACATTACCTTCTGGTTCGACTAATATTTCTGTTGGTATTTCTTGTTTAATTCCTGGAACTCAAGGTAATGTTGCCGCGAGTGCAATTAGTCAAATTATTAATGGTTTAAGCTATCCTCTTTATTGTGCTAACCAGGCACCGACTTCTGGTGGTACAAATTCAGAATTACCCTCCCAAACGGCAGCGCGTTTTGCGGCTACTGTTGCGCTGCCAGGGTTAGCTTCACCGTTAGCTGTTGCTAATGCCGCTATTGGTGTTGTGGCAAGCGGCACTGGTGAAATTTGTTATTATGCAACTTGTTTAGAGCCTTGGATTTCAAACCCAACTGCTAGTGCATTAGGGTTTTCTTTATATGTAGATAATGGCACTGGCAGTGCCTCTACATCATTATTGTCTGCTGTTTCAGCGAAAATTAATTCGAGTCCGCAATATAGACCGGCTGGGGTTCCATGGAACCTTTATGCTGCTGTTCCGGTGACATCGTCTGTTAGTGTTTCCGGCGTTATGAATTCCCAGTATGATTCTATAAGTGGGACAATATCTGGAGCAATTGCTTCTGGTATTACTTCGTATTATTCTTCTTTGCAATTTAATGTCCCGGCAGTTCAGGGGCAAATAGCAGCTTCTATTGGCAATGCTGTTCCTGGGGTTTTGTCTTCTTTGTCTGTACAGCTAAATGGAGGGGCTTCAGCCGTTGTTGCATCACCGTCTGGCCGTGTTATTCTTTCGTCTTTAAGTATCGGCTTACAATAAATGCAATATCCTGTTGTAGCATCCAGGATAAATGATGTCCCGCCGCCTTTTACTCGGCCTGATACTAATTACGCTTCATTGCAGGTGTCACTAGCACTTGCTTTGTCGGATTATAGTCTACCGGCCGATTCAATTGTGTCACAGGCATTATATTCCACGTCGAGCGGGGGGTGGTTAAATGTTTGGGGCCAGTTGCTGGGATTCCCACGTTACCCCTCAGAGGCAGATTCCGTGTACCGGGCAAGAGTATTGGCTTCGCTGGCCGCGCCGGTG